GCTTCTTCTAAAAATTGTTTAAAAGTTTTCATTACGCTAGGGCAATTGCTCTAAAGTCTTTAAGTCTAACAGGAACACATTCATTGGTAGATGTCATTACAATCTTAATTGTAAATCCACTAAATTGTTCTAGATCGTTAACAGTAAACTGATATTCTGAGAAATCATCCTTACCATTTTTCTTAACTAAAGCATCTGCTCTACCATCATTATTTGCATCATCAATAACACTATCACCAAATCCATCACCATCAGTGTCAATTAGATTCTTATATCCTGGGAATGCTCTATATGTTGAAGATACTTCACTTGAATCAGCAGTAAACAGTCTATAGTAAACTCTAATATCGGCTTCTGGTTGAATATTACCAGCAACAAACACTTTTAATGATGTTGATGGTTGTTTTAGATTAACTCTCTTAGATATAAAGATAGATCCATGTGGATCACCACTTATAGCATTAGTTCTATCATCTGTTGCATAATTATCTTCACCTATTGGATTATTAATCTTATTTCTACCAAGAATGAATGTTGCATTTTGAACATCTAACGCTGGTGATAGGTTAGGATCACTAGATGTCATATCAACTGCTAATGTAATAGATTTATTCTTAGGTAAAGTATCCAATCTTTCCGATTCATTAATCTTAGAAGCAGCAAGTCTTGGCGTTGGGAAGAATGTAGTTTCATTAAGAATAGTTGGTTCAAATCCTTGATCAATGAATGATACTTCATTACCATTAGCACTTGTTCCACTAACCGTTCTAAATTGAGCACTAGCACGAGACATACCAGGTGTAATAACATTAAACTTAGCAGAAAGAGAACTAAACTGATGGTTTTGTGATATTCCAACATGTGATCCACCAACAGATCCTTCACTTGTAAAACTAAGTTGATTCTTTCCTGATACTCTATCACCAGTACCTCTATCTATTTCTAGATAATAATTATCAATATTAGCAAGATTTTGTAATGTTTGATTTGATGCGATATCATGATCAGTATTAATCTTAACTAATGGCATACCACCAACTTGATAAGTTTGAATACTATCTCCTTCAAAATGACTTAAAGCAACCGAATCACCAACACCTCTAGATGATAAATTTAATATATCACCTGGTGAAGTGATATAATCAACAATTTCTCCGTTAATTATTGCCTGTCCTCTATCAGTTGTAATTCCAGCAAAAATTGAAAACTCTGGCATAGTACTAGCAACAGAAACTTGTGTAGCACCTGATGACAAATCTTCTGTAATTACTGACTTAGGTGTATCTGGTTCAACTCCAGTAACTCTAATCTTATTATTAGAACCATGATGTCCATGATTATATTGTATCACTTCAAGAATATTTCCACTATTAAGATCGCTACTAACAACAGAATCTGCTGAATGTTTAGCATTATTACCTAAAAGTGTTCTTGTGTCATTTGCTGCTCCATAATGAATAATATTATCATTAGTAACAAATTTCTCACCTTGAACATCAGTTAAGAATAAAGTATCAATATTTGCTGTAATATCAGTTACTACAAACTGAGCACCAGCACCTCTATTCAATCCTGACGATTCATCAACATCAAGAGTTAATACTTCATTGACAACATATCCAGTTGCAGATCCAGATATACTATTAATTGATTTTACAATTCCTTTAACATTATCAATTGTAATGTTTGCAGTTACTCCTGATCCACTACCATTAGATGAAATAAATTTAGCAGCAGAAACATTCTGATCACCAGTTTGTTGAGCAAGAGTACCTGCTGAATATCCAGCACCTCCATTAATAAGTTTTAATTTACCACTTACTATTGGACCACCTCTATCTTCAATTATACCAGTAATTGAATTGTCTTCTTTATCTGTAATTAAACCAGTACTAATTTTTCTTCCAACTGGAATAAGTTCAGCTTCCGTTTCAGTAACATTAGTAATAGAGCACTTAAGTTTTCTTGGTAATGTTCTAACTGGGTTAGATGGTAATGGATGTGTATTAGCATTACCAGGTTCAATAGAAGTATTATAGAAAGTGGCAGTTCCAGAAGAAACAAATGATGCCTTTTTAAGTTTAAATTTAAGGTCTTGATACTGACTTGGTGTCCAAATCGTACCATTTTGAGATTTAAATAAACTACCACCAATATATTGCTTGGTCACAACTCCCAATTGTGATTGATCACTAGTTGCTGGTAATCCAACAGGAAGAGTAACATTCTTTTCTCCCATAGTGGCAACCCACATTTCAAATCCATCAGATCCTGGTGATAAGAATACTAAAGCATATTCTCTACCAGATTCCAAGAATACGGGTGATGGGAATTTAATTGTAGTTGCTAAAGAAGCATCCTCTGAAACTTGAATATTATCGGGGTGTAATGTAGTTTGAGCATAATCCTGAACAAGGAAACTTGTAGGTGTTCCTAGTTCTACAGTTCTTAATTCAACAAATACTTTAGCATTATCATCTTTAGTTTTAAAGAATACATCAAATGAAGTTAAGAATGCTCCAGTTTCATCAACCGTAAATGATTGTGCTAGAGGATCCCTATAAGGTGCTTCTACTCTTACGGTAGAAGAATCTGAATTTACATTTACTGTAGATGTAATCTCATTAGGTTTCTGTGCTGGTGGGGATGGGTTCCTAAGACCAACAGTACCTGTAGTTTGAGTCAAAATAGTACCAGTTCCTGAATAGGTTCCTGTGGCATCACTAGAAAGAGCACCAGCACCTGGAGGAACATATGATCCAGTTGTATTAGCAGTTATTCTAAATGTCTTTGTCCCAGTATAAAATAATACTGCTGGTTTAGGTGTCTGATTAGCATTTCTAAAGAAGAATGCTCCTAAAACATCTCCCCAATTATCAGACATTAAATCTGTATTTGTTACTGTTGCTTCAGTTCCTGTTGTTTCTCCAATAAGAGTTGCCCCTTTAATAACATATCCCCAATAATTATCACTATTTGCTAAAGTACTAACATCACAATTAAACAATACAGAAGTTGAAGAATATGTAGTAGCAGGAGCAGGTCTTGATAAATCAAATGGATCAACTGAATATTTCTCTACAGTAATAGCAGGATGACCTAATCCAGCAGCAAATTCTGGTCTATTTGTGTCACCAAATTTATGGTTTGGTGCTTGTGCTTTAACATATCCTATCTGAACGCTTCCGTTCATAACTTTAACATTTTCACCTACAGCAAAACCAGAAGTTCCTGATGTTGTTGTAATTTCAACTAGTTTAGGGAAGATATCAGGTACACCACTATCCAATTTATGAATATGCTTTGTATCTGGTTTTAACCCATTAGCGGCAAAATATACATTCCTAGATCTCATAAATGGATCTGTTGCACCACTTATTTTAACACTTTCAATATAATCAAACTCTTGATTATCACCAGTCATTTGATTGGTGAAACTAGTTTCTACTGTTTGTGTTGTAGTCGTAGTAGTTGTAGTTGTAGTATCAGTGTGATTTCCATCAAATTGATCTTGATCTGCTTCAATTTCTTCGGAAGTTACAGTTACATCAGTATCAACCGTAGTTGTATCTGAAACCACATTTGCTATAGTATTCCAACTATTTCCTGTTGATTCTTGTCTAAAATTATCAATATAGATTGTTCTAGTCCAGTTATCTGATGGTGGATCTAATGAAATAGCACCAACATATACAATAACGTTAAATGGGTTAATATTTTCAAAACCAGATGCCTGTGGTTGATTAATCCAATCTATTTCATCATATTTAAGAGTTATTACATCACCAGTCTTCTGACAATTTGGATCTAATAAACTTAAATTAGATGATAAATCAGCAGTTTGCATATCAATAGCAGGGTTAGCTCCTATCTCTGCTTTCATCGACCAAGAATCGACAGCACTAATTAATTCCTTGTTAACTACATCAACATCACATCTAGAACCATCTTCACCATTAAAATTGATAAAATCTCTATTTTTGAAATCATTAACAACAAAACCAGATTTAAATCTATTTGTTCCATCAGCATCAGTTACTTGAAGTGATTTTGTATCTAATTCAAGAGCAGTTAAAGAAGTCATTACTTCAAGATTGGAAATTCTCTTTTCAAGTTTTCCAATATCTCTCATAGTAAATCTTCTATTATCATACATTCTTATTGCTGGTCCTTTAACAGGATCATACAAATAAGGTGGTAATGTTATTTGAGCAATCTCCATAGAATCACCAACCTCAGTAGGTGGTGCTGGTTTATCAGCAGAAACACCTTTTATAAGTTTCACTTGCTCATTTTTATTAATGACTAACTTATCAATTCTAGGTAGATAGTAACTATAACCAACAATAGTATTCTCATCTGGAGTAACTACATATCTGGTTGTTTCTTCAAATATTCTATGACTATAGGCAAAAGGTGATTTTGCAGCAGTTGAAAATGGAAGCTCGGATTCTACAAACTTTCTAACTCTTGGTCTAAAATCAAGAACATCAGATCCTCTATTTCCAGCAATAGATGGAATATCATTAGTATATCTCTCCTTAGTGTATGAGTTTACTGTAAAGAAATCTCCACTTGTATTAGGAGCAACCTCATAGTAATCAAAAACAATTAATAGTCTCTTAGAAGGTTTAGGTGAATTACCTCTTCTTACAATTCTAGAATAATCTGAGAATTGCTTTCTATGACCTTTATCAAGAGTATAATTATCTGTTCTATCAACATAACTACCTTCTGTTACTTTCTGTGCTACAGAACTTATATTTGAATCTTTAAATGTTACTGTTTCACCCTTTACAAACTTATTTCCGTTAACATAAACAAACTCAGTTGTTGTAGCATCCTTTCTATTAACAACTTGCCCAATTGCTCTACTTTGAGAACCAATAATATGTTCACCAACAATAGTGTTAACATCCAGACCTAAACCAGAGACAAATTGCATCGAATCTAAAACAGGTGTTGCTGTATTTGTAGATTCATATACTGCCAATACCTTAACAGCATCTGGAACATTTAATGATATTTCTTTGTCTTCTATTCTTAATCCATAAGATTTACTTTGAGATAGACCATTTGCTTCAGTAGAAACATTACTTGATTTTACTACTTCAACTTTTTCACTTCTAATATAATTTTTTGTTCTACTAGAAAGACCTAATTTTCTTAAAGTAACATTTACATCAGCACTTCCTGAATTTTTCTCTAGTCCTTTAAAATTAATAACTGATCCACCAGTAGTAATAGTAACTTGATTTTCACGTAAATTCTCTATACGGCCATCAGAATAGTGAATAGAATATCTTTCAATGTCAAATGGCTCAAAAAATGCTGTAGTGATACCCAAAGCACCAGCTTCTCCTGAATCTTCAAAAGCTTCACTTGCGTTAATTGTTATTCCAGTGGCAGATATTGTTCTATTTTTAAGTTGTCTACTAATAACTAAGGTTGATCCAGAAAGATCCGCAGTAGCAACATTTTTCTTTGGTAATTTACTGTATAAACCAGAACGATTTAAATTTATAATCCTGGGAGACATTATAGAAAATGTCGATTCAGCTTTTGCTCCACCACTTAATTTTGTACCATTACAAGTATCACTAACAGTTTCTATAGTTTCAAGTGTTAGTTCATTAGTATCTACTGTTTCTACTCTATTCCATACTGGTACAGGGGTAGAATTGCCATCAACAGTACCTGCTACAGTATATTGAATAATAGCATCGGATTTTATACCAACAGCACCAGCAAATTTTCTATTTAAGCATTTTGCCTTATCATCCTCAACGGTAAGTAAATCACTTTTTGAGAAATTTGGTAAAGTTCTTGGGTAGAGAACCGCATCAGCACTAAAATCTCCTCCCATTCCACCAATATCCTTTGGTTGGAAAATTGATTTTATATCATCTGTAGTATATGTCGTGACTTTCTCTACAGTTGCTGTTGAAGTATTAACCCCAACATTACTTACACTTTCATTAAATATTACTTTTTCACCTTGTACAAAAGTTCCTGTCGTTTGTATAACGTTTATTTCATTGGTATTTGGATGATCCTCTACATATCCAATAGCACCACTACTTTGACCTCTTACTCTAGACCCTGATGGTGCTAAAATATCTTTTTGGTATGTTAATCCACCCTGACCTGGATCTATTTGAAGAGTTGTATAAGTTTGTACATCATATAAGAAAAGATCCCATACAGTGTTACCAACACCAACTGCTCTATCAGCAGCATTAAATGAATATACTCTAGCTTGCCCAACTACTGCTGATCCAACATCAAGTTGTGGATTAGTATCTCTACCATTAGTTCCCTTTCTTCTAGCATAAAGAGCAACTGTATTACCAACACCAACTACTGCTTGATTATTAGATATTTTGGTTCCAACATTAATAAAAGGAGAACCGCTAACATTATCAACTTTTATAAGACTACCCATTTTAAAGGGGATGCTCGCTGATTTTATCGATTTAGTATCTCTAGGTTTTTCAACATCAAGAACTGTAGTACCTGGTAAAGGAACATCAAATCCTCTAACATATGCTTTACCTGGAGATAATTTAACACACATTAAATCATCCGTTGGTGTAGCACCTTGATCAGTCTTTTCACTTTCTACATATAGTCCATTAGAACCCATTTCATCGTTAAGTGAATTCTGAACTGTTACATTGAATGGATCTATAGCATAGTTACCAGATTCATCATAAGTTCTCTTGGCAAGATACTTTCTTATCTCAGAATATTGAGATTGATTTTGTATCTTTTTAACTTCACCCTTTATAACTCTAACTAACTCTACAAAATTAATATCATCAAAATCGTCAAGTGCTTTCTTAGCTAATTTTGTACTGATTCTAAATCTATCAGCACCAGGAGCAGCGTAATTCGTAAACCCTTTAGCATTATCATTTAGACTAGCATCGTCATTTGACGTTATAATCTCTTCAACTATCTCAAATCCAACTCTATACGATGGTTTATTTGAATATGGTTCTAAAACAATTGTTTCTTTTGGTACGTCTACAAAAGTTCCTCTTAAGAAATATACACCTTTATCAACACCTACAGCAGAACCAGTTGCTGTTGGATTATCAGCAACTAATGTTAATACAGTATCTCCAGAATTTAATGTTGTATTACCGTAAGTAATATTTTCTTCCAGTATAATTATCTCACCACTTGGAAAATGTGTACTCTCTCCAGAAGTGTCTGAACTTGTATATTTGACAAATATTGTAATTTCATCAACACCTTCTTTTGGTGGTAAAATATAGTTTACAATCTTCGCATCAATTTGAGATGTTTGTCCCTTTATTTTTGTTCCACCATTCGCTATTAAAGCATCAAGATAAATGCTAATATCTATCCCCAAATGATCTGGGTTTACTTTACATGAAAAATATGTACTGTCATAAGTAACGGATCCAGGTATAACCATAGATCCTTCTTTAAATATATGATTACCAAATTGTTCTACTTGGTTCTGTAGTATTGATTGGAGTCCTGATAATTCTCTTGCTTGAACTGGATATCCAGGTTTAAACAAGACCTTATAATAGTTCTTCGCCTTATCAAAATCATCGTAATAAGGACTTATATTTAAATTAGTCTTTTGTGGCATTTTACTTTAGAATTCCAGGATGATTTTAACGTCTTCTTTTTGTCGCTCATTTCGAGCAATCAAAGGTCTATGGTCAATATAAACCAATTCCCCTGATCCTTTATTTATCTCGGATTTTGCCAACCCTTCTGTGAAGGCCATTCCTAGATCAACTTGCTTATTTCCAGTAGGATTGGTTGTAATTCCAGTATATCCACTGTTTATGTAACCCTTAAATCCAGAAGTCTTACCTTCAATAACACCATCAGTTGAAGTAAACTGATAATGCCTACCTAATGTAGATATTCCAATATAATCTGTTTGATCTTGAGGTCCACTATAATTTAATGATCTATCAGTAAAATACTTTAATACTTTAGTATCATTATCAAAAGAAGCAACATATGCTCTTGCTTTAACACTAGCACCTGTGTTAGGATCTGTTTGTGTTTGTTCAATTATTTCGCCAACCTGTGGATTTCCAGTTACCTTTAAGGTTGGATCTTGACTGCTTTGCTCATTTTTAAATAGCATAGCATCCAAAGATGAAAACTGATTATCATTAAAAGATGTTACTTGATCAATTTTAGTTGGATTTTTAACAATACCAACTACAGAGAATTTAGTATCTACAGGAAAATCTTTTGTACTATCATCAAATCTAGCATAGATTAAGATTTTATCTGTTCCCAATTCTTGGTAGATATCATATCCATGACCTCTACTTGGTGGAATAATAGGAACTAATTTAGCTGCTGATCCACCTGAATTAGTATTAACAGCACCTAGATCAACTAAACCATAACTATATCCTTTACCACCAGAAGTAACAGTTATATCAGTTATATTACCGTCAGAATTAACATCAACTCTTGCTTTAGCACCAGTTCCGTCACCAACAATATTAACTTCTTGGTCTGTTAAATTTGAGTAAGATTTTCCAGCATTTTCAATATATACATGCTTAATCTGGTTATTATTCAATAAAGAATCTCCATTCTCTCTAACTGCTCTTATTTGAGGATCTGTACTACTATTCCAATCATTAGGAACAGCAATATATTCAGTAGAATCAAATTTAATAATATCACTAGGGGAAACTGTGAAAAGATACTTCCACAAATAACCATCACCACTACTACCTGCTTTAGATGGTTCTAAATCAGTAAATGTTGGTTCATCCTGAGATACATTTCCTTTAGCAGTTTGAGAATCATTAGACCCATATCCACCATTATCAATACAAATATAAACTTTATACTCAGAGTTCATTACATAATATCTGGATCTATATAACTTATTCGCTTGAGTATTTGGACTCTGATTATCACGACTATAATCATCACGATAAATTTCATATCTTTCACCTGATTTCCAATCAACTCTTTTAACAACTCTTCTTATATTTTTTGCCTGTATTTTTTTACCAAACATCATAATATCCCCAACATGAGCATTGCTGGAAAAGCTATCAAGTGGTCTAGGTGTTTCTGATGACTTGTTCCAAGTCTCAGATCTACCATATCCTATTATACCACCCTCTTTTGTTTGAGTTGGGTTTGGCAGACCAATAAAAACGTAGTAATTATTATTCGTAACTGAATCTACAAAATTACTAGCGTTGAGTATTCTAAATTGGTCAGTAACAATCGCTGGCATCTTAAATATACTTTTATTGTTTATTTATAGTGATTATAATACTTGTAATCTAATAGCACCTGTATTCCTCAATCCCTTGAGAGAACCTAATGTGTTATTTCTTCTCTGAATTGTTGGGAATGTAGATAAACCAGAATCAATAGTAAGTCCAGTTACACCAATTGAAATTGGACTTGCTTCTCTAGTTGTAGTGTCTCCATACAATCTTCCCCAAGTAAGTTTACCCAAGCAAGTTGTTATTCCAGTATTTGAATTCAAATATTGACCAGTAGATGCTAAACCTACATGGTTTGTTGTGCTAAGTATATTACACTTAACTTTAGCAACCTTATCTCCAGCAACAGTTATTGAATGAACCTTATAGATGTTATCTAAGAAAGTTGTACCAACACCAACAACTGAAGTATCATGACTGTCAACAGAAGTAACACCATCACCAATAGATGTTTCTTTAACTAGAATTGGATATCCTGCCTGAAGTAAACTTGCTTGCTTACCATCAGTTACGTTAAAGAAGAACTCAAGAGCAAGTGGATGACCACCAGATCCAGTAGCAGTTCCTATACCAGTAATAATACCAGTAAATCCCTGTCCATACTTGATAAGATTAACATCTTCAGTCTTATACACTGGATTTTCAATTATTACTTGAGGTGCTACTGAATATCCATATCCAGAGCTAGTAATTGTTAATCCTGTTAGAGATCCATTTGTAAGTGTTGCTGTAGCAGTAGCAGTAGATCCAATACCAACACCAACTTCTGGTGGATTTGCTATCCTAACAGTAGGAGTAGTTAAATATCCTTTACCATTATCAGCAATTGTATATGAGGTGACCTCTGTATTTCCAGTACCAACATTATTACCCAAAACTAAAGTAACGTCGGCAGGAGATTGATCCGCAGGTGCTGGCATTAAGATACTGTCTACAGCATCCACTGTAATACCATAACGCTCAGAACTAGGAATACGAAGTGGACCTTCTTCATAGAAGAAAATTTCAGCATCATCTACAAATATTCCATCCTGTAGATCAAGACCTATACCAGAATCAATTTTAACATCTGAGATAACCTTTGCTGTTGGATAAACACAAGGTTCAATAGATTCTCTATCTTTACTTACTAAACTACCTTCAATAATTTTGTCAACCTTCTGTTTCTCCCAATCAACAGGTCTCCATATAAAGTCATCTAAACTATCAATACCTGGACCAGTGTAAATATCAGTTTCAAGTATATCTGAAGATAATATTTCTTTAACTGTTCTATTTCTATTCTGATCTTCCCTACCAGGAACATAACGAAGTAATCTAATATCATCACCTGGTTTTATTGTTTCTTGAATATCAATAATTTCAACATCAATACCCCTTTGTCCAAGATAGAAGAATATATCAACTTTATCCCCAGTATCTGGTGCTTCCGTAAAGGTAAATGTTGCACCACCTTCAAACTGATAAGCAATACCAGGTGTTTGAATAACACCATTAACAAAGATAAGCAATACAGCATTTAAATCAATATCAGAAGATATTGAATCATTTTCATCAGTTTCAAAACTCAATAATTGTCCATTGAAGAATAGTGGGAATCTCCTTCTAATACCATTTTGAAGGTTTTCAATATTATCAATAAAATCTATTTCACCAAATTGCCAAGCAGAGAAGTAGTCATTAAAGATTTCAACAACTTCAAGTTCAAATTCTTTAATAGGTTCTTGTAATTCAGAAGATGTTACTAATCCTTCTGGTTTAAATCTATCACCAACTTTGAATGAATGTCCTGCTCTTGATATAGCAAAATCAGATATCTCAAATAATGTTGATCCTATACCAACAGCAGTTGAAGCAGATCCTACTTGTAAATTAAGTAGTAAGTTTTTACCAGTATCTGTAGTCTTACCAATACCCAATCTAGAAACACCAACTATTGGCATATCTTCATAAACTGGTTGAGGAACCATTATTTCTGGATTTACATATCCAGATCCACCATTCACAATAGTAAATTCTAAAGCACCACCAGTACCAGCAGGAGATTTACCAACATTTACAGTAAACTTCTTAGTAGAAACAATACTCTCTACACCAATAAATGTATCATAATATGGATCAGTTGTCCTTGGATAAGCATGATTTGTGGAGTACTGATCTTTGTTACACTGGAATGTTAATGATCCAGTAGCAAATTTAACTCTATTATTTGCTCTCTGAATATTATTTGCTATAGAATCAGCATATTGATGTGCTGAAATATTTGTAGAAGGTAGTGTTGATAATGCTTGAATTTCAAATTTATCAGCACCGTCAATTGTAATTTGAACCCACTTGTTAGATAAAGGATCAGTCTTTCTTGGATAAGAATGCTTAGTAGCATAATTGTCCTCAGAACACTCAAAGATTATAGAATTATCTTCTATCTTAACCCAATCACCAGTAGAGAATCCATGATTAGTGGTTGTAGTTATGGTACAAATACCAGCTCTTGGATCATATATTGCGTTATTTGTAGATAAAGTATCTGAAGCAGTAAATCCATGAACAGCAGCAGTAGTTACCGTCATGATACCAGACTTAGGATCATAATCAGCAGTATTAGCAGTAAATGGTCCACCAACATCAGCAACTACGCTCTCTATTTGTATGGGTTTTCCAACATTACATGTAATCTTTTGAGCAGTTACTGCTGTAATTGCTAAAGCAGTATTATATGCTGGATCACTTGGTCTTGGATAAGCATGATTTGATCCATGAGAATCAGCATCACATGTCATGATTATTGCTTTGGGAGCAATAGTTACTGTATCACTAGTAGTGAAACTATGATTACCGATTGTTAATGTGAAGTCTCCTGTACTTGGAGTATAAACAGCATTACTAACATCTCTCTTAACACCAGCAATAGTAACAGCATCACTTATAGAATCAACATATTTGTGTGTTCCAATAGCATTTACAAACCTATGTCTGTTTGGTGCTACCATTGCAGTTACAACTGCTCCAGTTCCTGCTCCACCACCAGGTCCAATATTAGTTAATAATGTATTCTGTGAAGCACCAGTAATAGGTAAGAATGTATCATATGCTGGATCAGTTGTTCTTGGATAAGTATGATTTCCAATAAAGTTATCTTTAGAACACTTAAAGGTTAGTGAATTGGTATCAATCTTCATTGATTTTGTTGCTCTCACACCCTTTGCTATAGATGAAACATAAGTATGTGGATAGAAACCACCAGACTTAACAGCACCAGCAGTAGCACTTACAAAAGTATGAGGATCTGTATTTGTTGAAGGTACAGTAGTCAATACTTGTAATGTAATAGAAGTATCTGTTACTGACTGAATTGGAATAGCAGTATTATAATAAGGGTCAGTTGATCTTGGATAAGATTTTTCAGCAGCAGTACCAGTAGCACCACCAAATCCACAACTAAACTTCAATGATAATGGATCCAATCTAACTCTCTCACCAGATTTTAAAGTATGGGTTCCTATTTCAAGTACCATCAATCCAGTTACTGGATCATAGCTTGTACCTGTTAATTGTGGAGTCCAAGAAACTAGTGGACTCATTCCAACCTGAACCTCAAACTTATTATTATTTGCTTGAGAAACTAATAACCACTTATCTCTTGCTGGATCACTTAATCTTGGATAAGGATGCTCTGTAGTATTACCATCCATATCACATTTGAAGGTAATTGCTCCATCTACAAACTTAACTTGTTCATTATTAGTAAAGATTCTTGGAACAAATACACAACCATCAGTAGCACTTACGAATAAGTGAGGATCAGTATTTGTTGATGGTGTTGTTGTTAATACTTTTACAGTAATTGTTCCAGCTACTTTATCAACAGCAATAACATTCAAATAAGTATCATATGCTGGATCAGCACCTCCACCAGCATTACCTGTTCCAGAAGATCTAGGATATGATTTTTGGGCAGCAGCACCAGTAGCACCACCGTATCCACAACTAAATGTGATTGAATTTGGGGCAATCTTAACTTTATTGTTAGTATCTACATCATGATCTCCAATTTCAAGAACCATATTACCTGTCGTTGGATCATATGTAGCATCACTAACATTAAAATTTGTACCAGCATATGCTGTTAAGATACCAACTCTAGCATCATACTTAGCATCATTAATATCAAGATCAACTGGTTCTGGTATCCCATGTACCTCTGTTGTAAATAATAAACTACCAGTTTCAGAATTATAATCCGCTAAAGTTGGATTTAGACTCTGACCCATGAATGATCCTGTATATGCTGTTATCGCATCTGTAGTAGCACTTACAAACTTATGAAGATAATTAATATCTGTAACACCAATAGAAACTGGTTCACGATATCCAGAACCTGGTGTCAACTCATCATAGAACGCATATACATCACCACCCATCAAATAAGTATGAGGAATACTATTAATACCAACATTAACTTGGAAACTTCTTTCTGAAGTTACTCCAACCAATTGTAATGGTCTTTCATGATCTTGGAATACCGATGTAGTAACTCCAACATAGTTTAGAGATTGAACGGAATCCGCAGTAGCACTTACAAATGTATGTGCGTCTGTATTTGTAGGTGTTACTCCAAACAGTACATTAACCTTGAAAGTATCTGTAGTAACATCAGAAATGTACATATACCTGTCATATGCAGGATCAGTTTTTCTAGGATATGATTTCTGAGCAGCAGTACCAGTAGCACCACCAAATCCACAACTAAAGGTAATTGATTCTTCTTTTAATTTAATAGAATCTCCATTTGAAAGACCATGACCAGCAATTTCTACTACCATATCACCCGTTGCTGGATCATATGTTGTATTGGCAGTAGGTTGTCCAATAGTATATGTTGGACAAGTAAAGTTGAAATCTTCTAACTTAACAGTTTCTGGACTTTCTAAAGCAAATCCATGAACCTTGTTAGTTGTAACTGTCATTATTCCAGTAACATGATCATAATGAGCAGTTTCAATACCAGAACCAATAGGACCTATTGAAGAAGCAATACTAACAACACTATCAATAACACCATTAGTTGAATTTGCTAAAACCCTAGCACCAACAAGAGGAGCGTATCCAAGACCAGTACTTGATCCCATAGAAACTATCAAACCACCTCTTGGAAGTTGATTTTGATTAATATCAAATTCAGATTCTATCTTCTGTCCGTTTTCAGAACTAATTCCAGTAAATGTAACACTTGATATACCAGCAGTAGCATTTCCTTCTATTTCATAATTATTACCTAAGTTGTTCAAAGTTAATGGTGTCTGGAATACTCCATTAATGAATAGAATTCCATTTCCAACACCAACACCACTAACAGTATTAGCACCACCAACAGTTACAGTATATGTTTTACCAATTCCTGTAAATGAGTCTGAAATATCATCAAATACCATATTAGTATCATAATTTGATCTCAAGAATGTTCTGCCACTAAATTCTGCTCTAACATATGGAATATTTGTAGCGTTTCTTCTTGTTCTAGTATTACCTTTAGGTGGATCTAAGAACCATGCTGTACTATCAACAATATTGAATGAACCTCTATGTATTCTTACTTCATCTCCAGCACTATGAGTAGAAGCATCAATTCCTAAAGAACCTCTCTTAACCCTAACTACGGGTATAGATGCCCAATCCTCAATAGAGTTAATTGTCGCATCAACTTCTGTAGCAAATCCAACTTGCTCAACCTTCATATATTCATTACCAATATTCAATACATCTCTTGGTTGAACTGAACTAATTCCACTCAAAGCAAATTGAGAAATTCCAATACCAATATTAGAAGGTAAAGTGTGTTTTATAGAAGTATATGTAATTGGTTGTTGAACAATTCCATCAAGTCCAATAACAGTCTTACTCAATTTCTTGGTCATCTCAAGTTTATGAGCATTACCAGAACCATTACTGGTTATTGTTATTGGGTTTCCAGTAGCAATATATTCTTTTCTAGAGAATAACTGGAATTTATCAGCACCTCCTGCCTTAACAAAAACTTTTGATGGCATTGTAGTAACTACATTACCTTCAGAATCGGTAGTAGCAGCAATTCCAACAGAAACTGGAGAAACACCGATAAAGGTAGATTCTGGTGTATAAGTTAATTCTTCATTTGTATTGTAGAAATGATTTGGTATAGCAAAAGTAGTTCCAGCACCAACATCTGTTATAACTCTCGTAGTATCTGTAGGATTAAACTTCTTAACATATATTGGAATGCCTTGATATGTTAAATTGAAATTAACTTTATTACCTCTTGTTCCATTAACACCATCATAGGTTGTTAGTAATATGTCATTAGTAACAGATCCATACTGTAAAATATCTGGTTCATTAGCAAAATCATTAATTGTATAGAAGACTTCATTGTATGATTGAACTTCAACCAATCCAGTATTATCTGGATAGAATACTAAGTTAACATTTTGAGTATCTGTTTCCGATCCAAAAGTACCTAAACCAGAAACTGATCCAATATGTGGATATTGAACAGTAATTGCATCATTATTTTGATCATGAATAAGAATTGGTTGGTGTATAGCAAATTCTGCTCCCTGTCTAACTTTTATAATAGACTTAACAGCACTATTAATACTTCTGTTTATTGATGCTACTGTTACGCCTGTACCAACTGAAGTTGTATTATATGTTGATTCATACCTAGCGGTTCTTTCTCCCCCTTCTGGTTGCCCAGAAACGTTAAATCTATATGTTCCAATACCAGCACTAGTTGAACCTAAACCAACAATAGATGTGCTTAATTTTAAAGTAGAATATCTTTCATTAATACAATCAAATTTAATAGTGTTAGAATCGTAACTTGCTGTTAATATACCAACAGTTCCAGTAGTAGTGTTACTTAGAGAAGTCTGAGTTAAATCAGCATAAAGTTGAGATATTGTTACATCACTACCATCAACGTTAACAATTGCTTCAGTGTAATCTAATTCACCAGTAACATCATCTTTAGCAACTACACTGGCATAAAATGCGTTACAATCAGTATTAGAAAACTCAATAATACTTGATGTACTAACACCAATAGGAACTGGAACTGGAATTACGCCACCAGCACCATTATTAACAAAGTATGGGGTGTTAATAAATCCAAATTGACCCGTTACAGGTGTAGTGTAAGTAGAAGGCACTGTAGGGGCATTTGGAGTAGTATCAGGATTAATCTTTATTGTTGCTGTAGTTGAACTATCAATACTCACAATCTCAGTAAGTTCGTTTCCTTGAGTATCCTTTATTAATCCCAATCCAGTTACTGTAGTACCAATTCCAACTAAAGATTTTGTAGTAGGAAGACCATTTATATGTTTAAGACCTAGAAGATCAAAGTCTGTTGTTGTTAGAGTAGTTCCACTAATAGTTGCTGAGAACATTGTTCTACCAGAACCAACAGAAACATTCTTACCAATCAAATCAACAGATCCAAATTCTTTTTTACCATTTACAACTGTATCAGTGTTAAATGTAGTCTTAATAAGTTTAATATCATGATCCTTATCAAACTTATCTGTTGGAGTAAACTGTAAGGTTTTTCTCTTGAAGTAATCAACATCAGCAGAAAAATCTCCCATTTTCATACTAGAATAATCTGTTGATTTTTCTATTAAATAAGCATTCTCTGTAGATGTTAATACAATTAAATCACTAAGCTGAATATCAAATGTATCAGCATCAATAACTTGAACTAAATATCGAGCAAAATTAGTATTAAGTTCTTCAATCTCTGTAAATAGATCTTGAACCCCTTTACTTGAGAATCTTCCACTTATATCATCATGTATTAATACTCTATTTGTCTTACACTTACTATAATCGGTTAATTTAGCATTTTGGAAATCAACAAACTTAGAGTCACGACTATTTCCAACTTCTCTTGGCTCAAAATCAATACCAAGATCAAAATCATTAATTGTATCTACTCTTCTCTCACCAACAACATCAAGAACTATTGTTGGTGTAGTAAAGAAAGTAGAACCAATACCAACACCTACTAATGTAGTTTCAACAATAGTATCAGCAAAATTCTTAAGACCAGCAGGATGAATTAACCTATTAACAGGATCTACAAAATCATCCCATGTTTTTTCACTCTTAATAGAATATGATAAATTCTGGAAATAATCATTATTGGGTGTTACTTGGAAATCTTCACTTAATTTACCAATATTATCTACCCATCCATAATCCTGTCGATTAGAATAATCAATATTAAATTTAGCATACTGATTATCAATACCAACAACAGTAGCACTAGTACCCGAAGATTCTCCAGCTATTCTATCTCCAAGTCTAAGATGATCTAAACCATCAACTTTAATATAATCATCTCTAGTTTCAGTAATAGTGAGATCACCTTTTGTGAATTGAGAACCTCTACTAACTAAAATATTCTCACTAACTGTAAATTCTGCTCTCTTTTGATCAGTCTCAAATACTGGATAATTCTTACGATTAACTATATTAGCATATCCAGTCTGATATGTTTTAGCAATTCCTGGATTTGTAGTTAAACCAACCAAATCAAATTTCAGTACATCTGGGTTTGATGAATCATAAGATTTAACCTTCAAGAATTGATAATCATAATCTTCTGAGTTATATCCTGTTCCTTCTGTAGAAATACCAGCAGTTGAAGAAGTCTGAGTACCAATACCAGACTCCCAACCCATTAATATACCTTCAACAAATATTTCATCACCAGGAGCAAATGGTGGAACATCATATCCATTGATTGGTGTTTCCATTACGCATCTGGCAACAGTTCCTTCTGTGGTCATAGAAACAATTCCTATACCATTAGAATTATTGATAGTGATAACTCTATGGTTTACAGAATCTAAACCTTTAATTGGTGCTATTACTTTAATTTCAGATATTCCTTGATTAGGAACAGTTGCGATTAATGAAGTAGTATCAACAACCTCTTTAGATTCTGGATTGAATAAAATTACATCAGGAGCACTTAAATATTCTGCTCCAGGACCAATAACATTAATAGACTCAATTACGTCTAAATTATCAATTCTAATAATAGGTGAGATATACGCTTCAGGTCTTAATGTCTTATCAGCAGAATATTCAAATCCATAATCAACAATTCTTAAATTATTAATTCTACCAATAGAAGTTGATAATGCTACAATATTAGCATTTTCACCAGCAATACTAGTAACAGAAGTAAATCCAGGTACACTCTTATAACTAAATCCTTCAGAAATTACTTTTATAGATTTAATAGGACCAGATATATTTCCCGATTTACTTGAATATTCTAATACATCACATTGATCAGCATGATATTCTAATACTTCAGGAACCGATCTTGGTGAAATCTTAAACGTCTCATCATCAACATCAAATACCTTAAATTCTCCATGATAAGAACTATCTACAAATTTAATTTTAGAATAGTTATGTACGCCCTTATCAGCAGTGCTAATATACCCACTCTTCTCTAAAGCATAATATAATACTGATGGAACAGAAGTACTAAATCCGATTGATACAGCAGCACCAACTAGAGGACTGGATGAGAATGTTCCAACACCAATAGTTCCTACACCAGAAACACTAAATGTCGATACAACAGATTCTAATGGATTATAACTGGTAGCATTTACAAATTCATTTTTAAATTCCTTATCATAGAAGAATTTTAAATTATAATTTTCTAAAGAAGTTGATCCAACACCAAATGTTAAATTTGAATTTTTAACTACAGTAATTTGTGGGTTAATTAATGATAATTTATGTTGATTATTTCCCTGAGAAGTAAAATCTATTACATTTGGTATAAGTGCTATAGAATCACTATATGTCTCACATAAATTGATAGTATTTGAATCTATTACATGGACATAATATGATCCTACAGATAATCCAGCAATTAAAGAAGAATTTCCTATTATTTCTTTATTATCATAAAATACTTTATCACCAGTCTTATATCCATGATCAGTAACAGTAATTCTATTAGTACTAGTAACAACATCTGTAGCATTGAAACTAATTTCATTGATTAATAGTTTTTGATGCTCTTCATTAAATGAAACTGTTAATGGAGCAGTAGATCCAATTCCAACAGCAACATTAGGAAGAACTTCAAAATCTATAATATCACCTACTGCTAACCCATGAGTAGTTGTATTTGCTAATGCTACTTGTGTAGTAACTGTAGAAACTACTCTATCAATATTACCTGTTAATTTCTTGTGATCAGATTTTAATAAGTATTCAAAATTATTATCACCATTACCAAAGAAGAATAATCCACTTTCAGTGTTAGCAGCACCCACATTAGTAGCAAGACCAATATAATCTGTACCCTTGTCTACAACATATAATTCAGAAAAACCAGCTGTTTGATCTGGAATATAGAATTGATTAGAAGCATCATCATCTCTACTTACTAATAAGGAAGTAGCAGTTAATGGTTTTGAAAATATAATCTTTTGTCCATTATGGAATGGATGATTTGGTAGATAAATGCTCTGTTGAGCTACGTTTATCGTGTTAACTATCTCACCATAAGTATAATCTATTATAGATCCACACGTAGTACCTAGTCCAACCGATTGATTAGTGTTCATATACACTAAATCATCTACTTTAGAATCAAAATACTGACTCTTAACAGGAATACTAATTCGATTATTTAATACATCTATTTCTGAACTATAGGTATGTCCAATACCTGTTCCATATCTTTGTACACGAATTATCTTCTCTAAACCATATAGATTCAATACTTTAAGAGTTTCATCACCAACTCGTAATGAACCACCTACAGATACAGTATTTGGTATGATATTTACGTAAATATCCTCAGTTTTTCCATTTGGATTGTTGTTGACAGTCATTGTCTTTGCCAATCCAATAGTATCTGTATTAATACCAACCTTAAATGAGTTGTTTAATTTGTAATTAGCAGTACTTAATCCAGAAACTAATACAGTATCTTGGTCATTTAATTCAATTTTTGGTAAAAAACTTGCCTCAACCGTTTGATCATCTTTCCAAACAAAAGTAGCATTCTCAAATGTAGTTAATTCAGTCTTAATATTAGAAACACCAATACCAACAATACTATCAACTTGTCCTCTAGCACCACTACCACTAGTGCCTTCATTATCAAATGAAGTGAAATCTCCTACCTTGTAATTATCACCACCATCTAAAATTTGGAACTCATCTACAACACCCCTTGTTACAGACTCAATAATTGATTTCTGCTTACTAATTTCATTAGATTCAATAATGAAATCATTATCAGCATATCTATCATTTACTTTATATGGTAAAGTGTTTCTAGAAAGTGTTGAATTATTAAAATCAAATGTTTGATTTAAACTAATATTATCGGAAATAAAAGGTGATCTATAAGTTTTACCTATAAAGTACGGATACTGGGGTTTTTCATTATCATCTAGCGTAGCAAAATAAGCATATACACCATTTGGGAATTCTGGTGTTTTACCAAATCTACCATTATGCTCGTCTAAATCACCACTATTATCAAACGTATAATCATCAAGGAAATAACCAGAGGGTTGATCTGGACGATCATACCAAGTATTATCCTTAACATATCCAGATTTTAATCTCTTAACTTGACCAATATTAGTTGGATTAGAATATCCAAAAGCACCATATATTGGATTTCCATCATATGCCCAACCAATAATAGGAGAATGAGTACCTATGCCAGTATTTGCGTCAACACCGAAATCGTTAAATTCCTGTCTTATTTCTTGATCATATGCTTTAACTTCATAAAATAAACCATCAGTACCATTTGATTCTAAATGAATATTAGTATTTCTTTTTTGAACATCATCGATTTCTAATACTCTTATTTTAGGACTTAATAATCCATTTTTTCCTCTTGCTTCAACATAAGCATTAGTATCAGTTGAAGAATAACCAATACCAGTATTAATAACAACAACATCATCCAACTTTCCGTTAGAAATAATTGGTTTTAATATAGCACCAGTACCAGAAGGACCTTCTAGTTTTATAGTAGGTAAAGAATTATATTCTTCACCGTGATTCAATACAATAATATCTAATACTTTACCATCATCTATAAATGGTTTTATTTCAGCACCTTTTCCATTCTGTATTTCAACATCAGGTTTTACTATATGATTAATGATATCTGATCCATAGTTGCTACCATTTTCATAGGTATAAGCATCTATTATTTCACCAGTAATAATTGGAGTAATTTTACCATCATATGATCCAGTAGCAGTACTAGCAAAACTTACCGATACTTCTATTTTGATGTCTGGATACTTAAATATTTGATATCCACTTCCTGTTGATTTTAAATCAACAAACTTTCCTCTCTTAAAATCAGTTTGTAATGATCCATCAGCATTGGATTCTGCTAATCTAAACGAATCAGCATCTATTTTAATTACATGATATGCTAGTGAAGTGTTTAGTCCTTCAATAGTAGTACCATCAGTTGAATATTCAACAATGTCACCATCTCTAAACCCATGATTCTTATAATTGATAGTATCATAAGAACTAGAGATACCAGATGGACTTACTGGTAACTTTCTATATTGATAATCGTAACCAGGATTAATAACTTTTACAGAATTTAAGGTATTTTTAGATTCTGTTCTAAACTTATGAATACCAGCAGCAGTTGTTGCTGTAGAGAATCCTATAGTATTAATACCAGCTACACCAAAAGTAGCTTCTTCTGGTCTCTTGAATAATCTAATTCTAGAGGGATTAATTACCTTAACATAGTAAGGTGCACCATTTACAAGATACTCTGTTACTGTTGTACTTGCTGATTTAAATGGTGTAATTCCAATAGCATCTTGACCATTCTTATTATAATAGATTAATTGCCCATCAACAAAATTATGCTCAGATTTGAATGTTATTGTCTCTTCTTGTACATCTAATCCACCTGAGAAAAATATATCTCTACTATCAAATTCAACTTCTCTGAATCTTGGTCCAACTACTGGTTGTAAGAAACAATCCTTACCATTACCACCAGTTAACTTTACTGAAGAAACTTTATCAATATCAAAATCTTGTGGATCCACCAATATTTCCTTTACAGATCCCTTGATAACTGGTTCTACAAGTGCTGTCGTACCTATACCAACAGTTCCATCTGGTTTTGTAAAGGTATTAGCACTTCCTACTACAATTTTAGGTGGATTAGCAACGTCATATCCAGTACCCGAATTATATACTTCAACACTATCAATTGGTCCATAAGTTACATAATCACTTTTAGTATTAGATCTTAATTGAACACCGTTAATCAACAATCCAATGTTTTTAGTTGGTTGTTCGTCTTTTGAAGGTATGTTTAAATCTTGATTAAGAGGAAACTTTCTTAAAACTGGATTTATAACCAATTTTCTATTATAATGATCTTTTAAGGTAAATTCATGTGTTGCATTTGGATCTGCTGGTGGATTAAATTCCTTAGCAGCATCTCTTTGAATCGCATTAATAGTATCATATAATCTTATAACCTTTTCAGTAGAATCTGATTTAACAAAATAACTAGTACCACTAACTAACCCAAGAAGGGGTTTAGTTGAGGTATAAACTATAGAATCACCAGTACGGAATTTAACTTTATCAGCAAATTTAATCTCAGTAAAGTCTCTCTCAATGCCTGTTAGAGCATCGATAATACCTGTTTGTATATTTGGAGGTGCTCCATTAGGAATAGAACCCTTCAGAGGTTCCTGATTGATCTCTCTACTTGATAATGAATTAGAAGCAGCATATCCAAACTTATTTCCCTCAACATAAACATTTAAAGTATCTCCAATAACCTTATTATTACCATCAGATAACTCTATTCCATCAGTATTTCCAGTATTATAAGATGCTTTCTTTAAATTTCTTCTTATATCATAAAATACAGAAGAATGTGGTTCCCCAGTAATAAAGTTTACACCTTCTCCAGTGAATGTAAATTCACCGTCAATTCTTTTAACTATACCACCACCAATTCTGTCATTACTTCCTCTACGAATAATATCAAAACTATCACCAACCTTTAAACTAGATTTATCAATTGAACTTAAGAATGTAAATGAAGTCGTACCACTATTAATTGATCCATTTATCTCATATCTAGCACTTGTATTGTAAATCCAAGAATTAGCAAATATTTGTTTATATGATTGAGTAGTTTCTGATGGATTTTGAATATATTCACCGACATTCTTTACATATATCTCTTGTCCTTCTGAAATTAGTGCTATATCAGATTCTGGAACAAATTCTGATAGAACACCAGTAATTCTTAAATCAACTCTCTTACCTAAATCACCATTTTCATATCCGAATATAGTTTCAGTCGATCTTAGATCACTAGAAATTCCAATATTACCAGTTACAGTGCTACATCCAAGAAATTGATTAATTGTCTTGGATGTATAGGTGACAACTCCAACTTTACCATCAAGATACTCTACAGTAAAGTCACCAGTTTGTTCAAATCCAATAGTACTGTCTACTGAAACAATAGAAGAACCAGAAGTAGTGTTTTCCATTACCTTGGTTTTACCTGGTATGGTAAAAGTACCTTCTATTAGATCTTTATCATTAAAACCAACAAAAAGAGATAATTTATAATATGTCTTATCATTTCTAGTTAAAACTTCGACTTCAGATACTGAAGCGTTTGTTCCTAAATCTGTAGATTTGAATATTGTTTGACCAACTAAGTTCTGAGCATCGCCATTGAGTAAATCCGCAATAATAACTTCTCTACGAATATATTCAGCACTTGATGGTTTAACTAAACGCTCTTCAAGATCTATAACTTCTGCTTCAACACCATATAATACTTTAAAAAGTATTCTAATAGACTCGGCAATACCTTTTGATTGATAAAATGACCTAGCATTTTTTATAAAATTACCAACATCAATACCATCAGCAAATTTATTATCCTCCAATCCAGGTAAAAATGTTCTTTTTATCTTTTTAAAGAATTCTTGTAAAAATAGAACACTTAAATTGGTAACTGTATCAGTATTATTATGTCCAGAAGCACTAGTATCTTCAAATATTAAACTCTCACGGTTAACATGATCTAATGATTCTGTTATTCCAACAGTATATCCACTAATTCCACTAAAACCACGAATACATCCAGTAAAAGTTGTATCAGTTTTTCCAGTATATGTAATAATCTCACTACCAATCTTTAAAAGACCATATGAGGAAGGAAATCCTGATGTAGTGGTAACTTCAATTACAGTATCTGTTATAAGTACATCTTTTGATAATGTAGTTGTTCCAGCAATAACTTCAGGAATTAAATTATCAACCTTAATATAACGGTCAATATTATCAAGTATATCAGAAGGACCTCCCTGATATTCTTGAGAAGTATAGTAAGTCTTTAAAAGATCAACAGCTAATGGAAAATCAGCAACCACAAATTCGGGTAACTGACTTTCAATAATACGATTTACTTGTACTCTTTTCTCAAATTCTATACTCATTCTACTTTCTTTCTAGTGTTCCGTTAGAATAACTTGATGTGTAATAGTCTCTGGAGAATACCACTCCTGATACATCCTCACCTGAAGCAATTACATCTTTGACCATATTTATCGTACTATTAGAAGCATCAAAATTTAAGTATAAATCCTTCAATCCAATAACATCATTTGAATCGGGGAATGCTTGTACTTCAATCAAGTTATTAGCAGCAATTGTAGATGTTATATTTATTGTATTAAGTATGATCTCACCTTTCTTATAATCAACTGTACCAACATCCTTGGCAACAATCTTTAATTCATCTTTAGCATCCTTAGAAACAAGACAAATAACACCCTTTTCACTACCATCCAATTTACCAGTTTCGTTTGTATTTGGTATATCAGTTAAATAAACTATATTTTTCCACCCAGAGATATAAAAACCAGTACTCTTAATATTATATCCTTCTGGATTAATATGGAATCTATTACCAAAGCACAATTCATATTGAGCAAACTGATTAATTAATGCCTTTAAATCTCTCCTAATTCTAACTTTAGTAATGTTAGAGGTAATACTATCATCAACTCTATCAATAAGTTGATTAATTTTACTATATTTGAATCTTCCACCAAATTTATTAATATCTACTGTATTTGAATAAATTTCAAGAGCATCTAATATAGTTGTTCTTAAAGCATTAGAATCACTAACTTGTGAAGTGTTATAATAAACAGTTGAATCAATCTCAACATATATCATTTTGAGATCAATAATTTCAGAATTTATACCAGCAATAGCGTAATTCTTTAATTTATTTTTAATTTGCTGCTTATCAAAATCAGAAACATAAGTACCATTTTTTGGCTTAATACTGATCTGTACTTTACCAAATTGTGGAGGTGATAATTCTTCTCCACCAACAACAGCAATTGATTCTGTAGCAGGGTAGATTGTCTTTATTATTGCCTCGTAATCCCTTGGTGTAACCGCCCTATACTGTGCGGAATATAGTCTAGGTGACAAATACTTAATAGATGCTATATCCTCGTTCTCTGATCCATTAGCGGCAGATTGAACGGTTGTTATATTTACAACCGCATTTGGTCTGATAGTAGCACCATTGGGTTTAGTAAAGGATCCTTGAAAATCAAAAACACTTGCTCCATTGCTACCTACACCATTACTAACAATGTAACTAATAGTAACAAGATCATCATTTTCTAGTTTTTTACCAAAGAAACCATCTCCAAATAGTATTTCAACCTTTTCATCTTGTATTTCTTGTATCAAATATATCTCAGAGTCCTTATTTAAGTTTAAAATGTTATCTACACCTTTAAACTCTCTACCCATACTACCAACTTGAGAGTTTTGTACATTTACTTTGATAGTTGATGTATCAATATTCTCATTATCTAAAATAAACTTCTGATCAGAGGGTACTCTAGCAACAAAACTAGATCTTAGAAACGTTCCCTGAGTTACTTCTATGGCAAAATCAGATACTCTATTACCAGAACTATCAGTATATACTCTAGATGTGATTGGATCAGTGATAGAGAACCTATAAGAGGTGTCGTTTGCACTTCCTATACACACTAAACCAGCATTTAATGTAAGATGACTAACTTCAGAGGTAGCATCTTCAATTTGAACTTGAAAACTTATAGATGCTTTTGCCGATGTAACAGATCTGGGGATATATCCAATATTTCTTGCTAAAGA